GGTCGCCGAAGCGGAAGGTCCATCGGGAAGTGAGGGATGTACCATAAGTTGTACCGATCAACATCCAGTACAATGTCTGGTTTCATCCCCCCTTTCCTTCTATCGCTTACGTGGCTGGTACTACACCATTCAGGAACGAAGTCGGACGAACCGTCTTCTGTCCCCAGATCATGTCAACCGTCAACAGATCAGCCAAGTATTCCTGCTTGTACTGAGACTGTGAGCGAACGCCCATCTGCTCAACCAGTACGAGGGCATCTTTCTGCCAGCACTGGAACAAGTTGACTTGAGCCGAACCTGCGGAGTTGTCTACCTGCGGGAGGTTCGTCGAAACGAAGACTTCCATACCGTAGACATCACCAATCAGACCGTTGCGGATCGTGTTGCCTGCACCGGTCTCGCCAACAAAGGCTTGCTCGGTGAAGCGCGACAGACCCAGGAGGTCAGACTTGACAATCGTCGGGACCAGCAATACGCGACCGGCCATCGGGGCATCAACATCGTCGAGTGCCTTGATGAGTACGCGGATACCCGCGTCACTGATGTCCGTAGATGTGCCTTGATCCCACGATGTACCGTCACCTTCGTAGATCGTGCCCGTTACATCCATGTCATCTTGAATGATGTTAGATGTAATCGTGGTCAGAGTCATGTCAGCGCGACAGCCTTCGTAGATCAACTGCCGGTCTACTTCCTTGGCGATAGCATAGCCACCGTCATCCGTGTAGAACCTGCGGAGAGATTCGAGAGCCTGTACGTCAACCATGTCTTCGATCAGACGAGAGTATTCGTAGTGCTTGTTAATGGAGATATCAACGCCACTATCCGTGCCATGTGCCAGGAACGTAACGATGGTATCAGCCGACTTAGCAGCCGCGTCGCCGCGCGTTGGAGTCGGGACTTTAATTGTGTCACCTTTCTTACCCCGGTGATTGAGGCGGCGGCAGTTGTTTGCTACTACAAGATTTGCCTTGTATGCAGCAATAACTTCGTCCGACCACAATTCCGGAATAAAATTAGGGACTTCGGTAGTGATAATATGTTCTGTGCCGAATGCCATTTTTCTATACCTTTAAGGGGGGTTGGGGGAAATAAAAATTATTTGACGCGTCCCTGAGAATAAGCCGCCATGATTTCCTGCTGGAATGCCGGATCACTGTATGCTTCCGGGTCATCCAGTTTAAGTCGAATCAAGTCTATTCTGCGGTATACCTTACCCTGTGGGGCATCACCTGTAGTAGATGCGCCAGTAGTCACTGTACTTGCCTTTCTTGCTGCTTCGAGGTTCTCGTCTGCCACTTCATCCTCCTCCTGGTCTGGAGTCGTCTGATGAGAGGACTTCCACTCGTCTAGCAGCTCCGTGCCTGCACTGAAGTCTTTGTTGTAGGCTTGTACGGCAGCTCTGCGGCGCAGAGGGGATGCCTTCACCCATTCAACGAATTCTTCTGACTTGGCGATCTCACCAGCATCCGGGTGCTTCTGCGCAAACTCGGCACTAGCTGCCTCGTATGCCTCTGCATCCTTCTCCTGCTGGCGTTTGCGTTCTGCTGCGGTTAATCGTGCATCTACGACCTTCGCAACAGCTTCGGTAGGGTTGTCAAGCATATCAGTTGATGACAGTTCGGGGAGGTTGTCTTCCTCGATGTCTGCTGGGTTTGCTCCACCTTTCAGTAAGTCATCAGTGCGCTTCAGGTCAAGCAACTTATCCGTAAGCTGCCGATACTGTCCCACCTCATTAGATTTCCTACCAAGCTCTGATTCTGCATTCCGATGCATTTCGATAACATCGTCCTTGCTTTTACCAGAATACTTATCTTTGCGTACTTCTTCCTTCGGGGCCTCTGGTTCGGGCTTTTCCTCTGGCTGTATTGCGTCTGATAGGTCTTGTTTGAGTTGGGTCAAATCACCCGGTTCGTTGTTCTGATCAACTAGCGTGTTCATAAAGTTTACTCCATTCCGTCAATTAAGATTATGAAAGGGATTGAAAAATAACACTCGGAGAGTTAGCCTCCAGGCGCACGGTTGTAGTATTCACCTTCCCCGTGCTCTTTCTCGAAAGCCTTTTCTTTTTCCGTTTGCTTCTTGTGCATCTTCTCCCAGCGATCTGCGAACTCTGGTCCTGCGGAGGCTTGTGCCCCCATTTCCAGGTAGTTCGGTTTCGCCAGTTTCAGAAACACTCTCTTGCTCTCATTTCCGCACTCACGGCAAGTGTGGGATTTGACATCCCACTTCACCAGCTCGGTGTGTACGTGATTGCAACTGTTGCAGCGGAAATCGTGTATAGGCATTACTCGTACTCAAGCTCGCCATCAATCACTTCTTCTGCTGCTGTCTCTTGCGCTTCAAGCGCCATGCTCTCGAACTCTGCGGCTGTGCTTTCTTCAAGTCTGAGCAAATCTCCCAGTACTGCCATCATTCCTGCGGCTACGCGATTATCCTCCCAAGAGGTCGCGGATAGCACAGCAAGTTTCTGCATTTTATACCGGTGCTCAAGAAACTCTTGAGTAAGTTTCCAGCCGGGAGTCTCGAACATCTGCTCGAAGGCTCTGAGACGGGTCTGAGTTTCTTCACCAAGATACTTGATGAGGCTCTGATCAATCATGGTTCTCTCCCATTAGTTACTACTTTGAAGGGTTAGGCTTTCCAGCTTCCTTCTCATCTACAACAACTCTGCGTTCCTCAAGATCGAGGCGACGAGAGTCGAGGTCATTAGCTACGCGAGCCTCTTCGAGTTCCTGAAGCTGGATTTGGATGCGAGCTTCCTCGCCGTCCTGCTTCCTTTCCTCGACATTAGCTTTACGTGCAGCTACTAAGGCTTCATTCAGAATCTTCCGAATTTCAGCCAAAGTCTTTTGATTCTCCAACATGGCCGATTGGGCCTGTGCTTTGGTTGCTTCATACTGGAGATTCTCCAGTTCCTTCTGTCGGGCCTGTTCCTCCTCAGAGGGGGGAGCCAGGGCCTCGTCGATAACCGCATTAACTTCCGCCTTGTTGGCGATGCTGGATAGCTCGACGATGGACTTGGTGACTGCCAGTGCAGCCTTCGGTGCAACCTCCGCTGGCATCATGCCAAGGAGTTGTGTCAGTTGCATGGACTCGACTTCGCGAGCCATGATACCCATTGCGGCGTTTACCTTGAACTCAAAATCAGCAGGGTAACGCCTGGGGTCAAATTGCATATACCTCCACAGCATCTTCTGTACCATGGGGCGTACTAAGTTGTTCTCAATCGTGTAGGCGGCTCTCTTGGCCCGCTTCACAAAGCTTCCCATCAGGGCAGAGTTGGAAGACGCGCTGTTAGCGCCAGATTGAGTTTGCCCTGACTTCAGGGCCATAGCTGTATCGAACGCACCAGTACCCATCTGTACCATGCGTTCCATTTCTTGTGTCTGGTTGAACGTCGCTGCGTTCAGGGCACCCATCTCGATGGGTTGTATGATCTCACGCGGAGGACCGTTGGTGGGCCATACCTTGCCAGGCTTAACTGCCATGCGAAAGCCCTTCGGCATTCTACCGGCATCAACTCCAATCATGGGGGCGGATATGTACCCAAGGCTATCCTGGCGTGAGCGAAGCTCTGCATCAAGCCCCTTTTGGGGATTCCAGCCTTTCTCACCAACGCCTCTCCCCCAGAACCGTCCGGGGACCTTCTCCCAAGGCGTTGCAACAAAGCCCCGATCCCGCATGGTGAACGGGTTAGGCATGGCTTTGAGGATGACTCCCCCATTGGCTATTGTGACAATAGCTTCTACAAGGGCATCCTGTCCGTCTATGCCGAGAATCTGGTCAACAGGTAGCGTATCAACATTCTCGTTGACGAGAGCATCAAGGAGGTCAGCTGGGACTTTACCATGGTACTCCGTGATGACAACAGGATCGGCGTCTGCTAATTGGAGCGTTGCCTCCGGAGACACACCAAAATCTGCCTCCGCGCCGGTCTTATCCTTCGTACTAGGAACCAGCCCTTGCAACGCCTCTTTGCGGTACTCGCCATCTGCAACCTTTTCAAGAACGTAATTCATTGGCTTCACGATCTTGAAGGCCATACCCAGCATCTCATTCAGCTCTTTAGCTGCGGGATCAGGGATGAACTCATCGGGACGGATACTCTCCGGCACGACGTATACGCGCTCTTTACCACCTTCTTCTTTGAGTACTACGTTGAGCTTGATGACGCCCGTACCGAAGATGGCAGAGTTTAATATGGCCTCTCGGCAGGCATCCTTGGCTGCAACCGTATCCAGGTCTTCCAAGAGTGCCCTGCGAGATGCATGTATGTCATTATTCTCAGTGTCTGCCAGATCATCTGACAGGTCAATCCAGTTGGATTTCTCTAGCAAGATAGTCTCTACTTCCGCAGCAGAGGATTCAATAGCCTGTGAGAGTGCCGGGGCTATCAGCCTCGACCTCTCGGATTGTCTGGTGCGGTCATCTGAGTGCCAGAGGCCCCGCCACATACGCCAGTATTCTTTCCATTTACGGGAATAGCCATTGTCTCGGAAGTCCTCCCAACGGTCTACCTTCCCCGTTACCCATCCGGACAAGTCTAGCTCTGCAGCGAGTGTGTTGGCATCTCGGTCATCATCTTGGGGAGCATCAACTAGTATTGATTGCCCTTGTGTTTTTACTTCAGACATTTAATATCCTGCGTCAGGGTCGAGAGCTTCCCACTCCTCGTAATCGTCAAAATCTGCGAATATAGCCTTTGCCATCTGGTCCACATATGCTACGGCATCAATGCCGTCATCAAAGGCCAGAGGGTCTGGGAAATCCGCACATTGATCGAGGAACCATTCGTTCCACTCCCCCTCAACGATCTTGATTTTTCCACGCTGTGATCTACCTTGCAGCGCCCATTCTATCCGGGAGTACTTATTGACTCCGCCGTGCTTTAGAGGCTCTACAGTGACATACCTGTGGAACTCTCGCATGTAATCGTCTATGTACGGCAGGACAGCGTTATGCGTTATCCCCTGCTCAATACCTAGCCTGCAGCCGTGCATCTTGGAGATCGTCTTCACGATGCGCAGAGCGGTCTCTCTGGCATCCCACCTGCCGTGCATGATGTCGTAGATGTACCAGTCTGCTGACCAGTCCTCTACCCACACCGTGGCTATGACAGATTCATCTGTACGGCTTACTTTGCCGCTACGCTCTCTGACAAAGCCTGCCAGGTCACATGCGACGTAGAATCTGCCTTGCCCCTCTGGGAGATGCTTAACCACCTTGAAATCGGAGGGGATGAGTATCTTCCCGCCCCCGGAGACAAAGTCAGCCTCAATCTCCTGCTTGATGGTCTCCCGACTGGATGTGTCGGATTCCATCATGCGTTTCAGCTCTTGCTTCTTCAGGAACGGGTTATCGCCGCTCTTGAAGTGAAATGCCTCGTACATCGGGTACATATCGTTATCCGGATCGTACACGTAGTGCAGGGCTTTCATAAATATCTTGTAGAAGTGGTTTTTACCCTTCGGCGTACCGATAAAGAGGGCTTCACCTTCGTAGTCCATCAAGGCCGGTTCTACAATCTCCGACCAGACGTTTTGCTTCATATCCGCGTATTCGTCTAGGACCACATAACTGAGAGCAATGCCGCGAAGACTGTCAGGATTGTCAGCCCCCCGGATATATATTCTCCGGCCAGATATGAGTTCGATCCAGCCATCGTTGACATTTTCCGAGCGAATGAGTCCACCCGTTCTTTCGAATCCAGCAATTTCGCGAATCTTCGGCCACATGATTCGCTTGGCCTGGTCGAAAGTAGGTGCAACATAGTAAACTCCTGCCTCGGTGGTGAGCTTCTGCCCGTGCTGGTTCTCAGTCATCAGGCATGCGATAATTAGCTCAAGGGCCGCATAGTGCGACTTCCCAAAGCGTCTCCCGGCTGCTACGATCTTAAACCGCGCAGGGGAGGTATGTATCGACATTTGTCCCGGATGGAACCCTGCCCTAAACTCTTTCAATCCGTTCTATCCCTTTCCAGGTGCTGCCAACAAAGCTATATTGCTGCAGTTCGTCATGTGCGGGGGTAGGATATCCGTGGAAATAGACCACGATGATGTTGTCAGGTATCTTGTGGCGATTCTTGCCACTGAGATGACACTTGTAGGAGACGACATCCAGCATGGGGATAAACCCACCTAATGCTGCCTGTACGTACTCCTGCTCTCCCCTAG